AGACCAGCATTACGGATATACAAATCCTTAATAAGATTAGCATATTCGTTCCGAGGGAATGGGAATTGACCTTTTTCTTTTAGGGATGCATCATCTATATTTACTATTTTTATATCTGATTGTTGAATATCTTGTGTAAGGAGAGTATCAAAATACCGAAGGCGAATACTCTCTACAAATGTTGGGTCAACTACTCTTAACCCTATAATTAAACCTAATGTTACTAAGGAAAGCCAAGGGGATAAAAGTAGTTTCTTCATATTAGTTACGCAATGGTATTAAAGGGTCATCCGACATTATCGCTTCAAGCACAGCAATATCTTTTTTTAATACTTTCAAAGATGTGGCAAGTTGTTGTTTGTATATTGGTTTTTTACATTTCTGTATAAAATTACACGGCATTGGAGCAAACCCATCAATAATTATTTTAGAATTTAATAATGATGTTTCTCCAATATGTTTATTGAATATTTTAACTTCATATTTAAGTTGAATATCACATTCAGGACATATTGCAGGGTTTACATATGTATCCCCAGTAGCAATTATAGGCGTTGAAAAAAATAGTATAGATAATAATAGTAGTTTCTTCATCAGATTGCCTTGGCAGCCGTAGCTGCAATAGTAATTGCGGTATCAATAATGAACTTCAATTGTGCTTTAGCGTTTAAATCAGATGCATCCATTGTAATAGACTTTTCCAATTGTAAATCAGATAACAGTTCTTTGTATTCAGAATCAGATATACTTTTTTCTTCATACATCTTAGTTAAGTCAAGTACCGTTGCAGCAATATTTTCCAGTTCTTCATTTTCTTTAGCATCATAACCATTTAACTGGTTTAAGACTTCATTAATTTTCATCGTGGCTTAGTTCCTAATACAGTTTGAATAGTTTTAGCAGATCGTTCAATGATATTCATCTTAGTAAAACAATATGGTACGGATGGTGTAGTAGTTTTATATCTGTCTGATAATCCTTGAACTTCAAGTAAAAGACTCTTAGACATATTGGTCGCTTCTTCATTATGAGGAATACTAGCAGTATAATTCTTGAACTCAGTTGCAACACTTAAGATACTACTAACATTGCGTCTAGTTAATGCTACATCAGGACAATCTGTTTTAGATATTTCTGCCTTTGATCTAACTTTTGTTGCTAGTTGATATTCATTAGCATCAAATCCAGCCATATTATAAGCATCAAGCATCGCACAACCAGATAAGGTTGCAAATAAAACAATCAATATTAATCTTTTCATTTATTCCAATCTCCGTAATTTGCGACAATAGTTTCCAAAGGTTTTAAATCTTTAGGAATTCTAGGTGAAAAATCAATACCAGTTTTAGCCTCTATGTCCTTAACTGATACCACATATTTTGCAATTTGCTTTGGATCTAATTTTTCATTTGGATACCAAAAAGCAATCATACGTTTATTTGCTGGTTGAATAACAATCTTATAAACATGAGTAGGAATACCTACCTTATTACCCATTGTTTTATAACCTTTATCAAAGTGAGTACCTGTTATTGCATATACATCTGATTTAGTTGCCCAAGCTCTAACACGTTCTTCTGTTGACTTCCAAATACCTCGATTATTTCCTGGTGCTTGAGGCATCATATTAGATAAGAAAAAAGATTCGGACATTAACTTAGAGTTAGATACAAAGTCTGCTGCCGGAGCCATATGTCCTCTATCCAAACCGGAACCTGTATAATCTTTTAAAGTTACTCGATATTCAACAGGAACTTCCGTATCTTCCCGAAAATCATCTTTTCTAGAAGCAGATTTAACTGCAATTTCATCTTTAGTAATATGTTCAACTACAAAATAAGCTACTTTAGTCTTATAATCATAATTTATAGCATAATCAGATTTACATATGTATTGATTATTGCCTTCTTTAGTTATCTGAGGAGCACCCCAAATAACTATTTTAGGGCATTTATCATCAATGCCATTGGCAAATACATTACTAGATAACAATAGTAATAATAAAAATTTATTCATATTATATCCTAAAACAAATCCGTGAAGAATTTAGAAACAGAATCCAGAAAGTCATCGTCTTTCTCTACTGCTTGTTCATCAGGAATTGCAACTTCTACTAATACAATAGGAGCAATGATAGCAGCAGCTACAGCAGGTGCTACAATAGCAACAGGAACTGGTTTAGAAAATACATCTTCATCAATAGCACTCAATGCGATATCATAATGATGTTGTCTGTCTTTCAAACCAATAGTACCACCATTAATTCTTTTGGTTAATGTAGTAAACTCACTAGAATCACAATATTGATTTAGTTTATTAGTTTGCCAGAAGAACGCACCTGAACAAATAGCACCTTCTAATGTTTCACAATACGCAACTGTTTCATCTAATGTTTTACCAATAGACTTTGCAAACTTTGAATAATTATCTTTACCAGTTAATTGAATACATCCACGACCTCGGAATTTGAATCCTTCGCCTGATGCTTCTGAACCATTACCCATTCTATCAGCATAAACTTTATTAGCAATCTTTTCTGGATTACGATTATAAGGAGCAGCCATTGCAACAGAGATAAATCTTTTTGGCCAAACTTTACAAAGACCATCGGCAGAATAATTCAAGTTTTCTTTCAAGGCAGTAAACTGAGCAGATTCGTGACCGCATTGTGCCAAGAAAGCAGCAACTCGTTTTCTGGTATTAATTTCATATAACGGTAGAACTTTATTAAGAACCTCAAGTAATGCTTCAGGTTGTTTATTGTTCGGGCAAATCTTCTTCAGTTGATCTAATTTTATCATTTATTTTCTCCTTTACACGGGTTATTTGCGTCTTCTTCTATTACTAATAATATACAATCTTCTTCTTCACTAATTATACCTATAGCAAATCTATTAAATCCACATTGAATATAAATCGGTTTTTCAGAATCCCGAACTATTTCATTAAAATCTGTGAGAGATATTTTTACCCTATTACGTCGCATAATGCTCTTAAAGGTATCATTGGAATTAATTTATCATTCATCACACTAAATTCTAAGTGTTTCTCATAAACATCAAATTCAATTTTTTCCAATACTGTAACACCTATAATAGCAACAGAATCTTTATTAAGTCTTGAGTATATAATTTTACCTTCAGCATATACTTTGCTTGCGACCCAACCTTGAAGTCGTATGTTTACAAATTTAACAGAATCTTCAAGTAACTTTTGATTGCTTAAATTATTAGTATTCATTGTTAATTACTTTAAAATTATTTTTGAAGTTGGAACTACAATTGGACTAAATACTCGTTTATATTCAGTTACAAGTGCTTCTGCAGGATCTGCTTCAATAGCTATTGAATGAAAATATACTTTGATATTGCCTTTTGCAAACGGCATTACAGGGGCGATAGCAACTCTTACACCTGATTCTGTTTCTTGAAGGACAATATTTGCGGGATTTTTGATATCATACCATATATTAGTAACATCAACTACTTCACCAATCATATCTTCCCCGATTTGGGATTTAAAAACTCTTATATCACTCATTATATTTCTCGCTATATTAAAAAAAACCTCCCATGGTGCGCTTCACGTCCCTTGTCATCCTAAGATGCTTCTATTATGGGCGTAGAGAGGCGTGGGAGGCGTTGTTATAATTTATTCAGTCAAAAACATCTCAACATCTTGCTTTCCGTCACCAATAAGAATCTTTTTGGGCTTCCTATGTTCGGGAATAATATTTTCAAGGTAAACAGATAAAATACCATCAATGAATTCTGCATCTTTTACAATTACAGTTTCGGCTAGTTTTATTGTTTTCCTAAATGATTTTGCACTAATACCTTTATGAAGATATTCAATTTCATTATCAAATTCGCCTTTAGTACCAGTCATAATAAGAACGCAGTCCTCAACAGTAATTTCCAATTCTTCCCTAGAAAAACCAGCTACTGCTAATTCAACAACATATTCATTGTCATTGTATTTAATGATATTATGGGGAGGATACTTAGTTGATAATTGATAATCGCTTGTTGACATTTCCATATCTTTCAATAGTCTCTCAAGACCTACGAATTGATTTAGATGTGAGCCAAAAGCCATATGTGCGGTTGTATTCATGTTGCGTCTCCATTTCTGCGAGATTAATTAATATTTCTATCCTTACGGCATAGAATGGTGGGGTTCCAGTTACGAATCTGGAATACCTCTTACGTGGGTATCGATCGGCGGACATCCTGGTCCTTCACGCACTATTATTTAAAGTCTATAGTGATAAAGACTACCTACCTCGGGAGAAGGAGTTTTCTTTTATTCTTCGTTGCTAACTTCAGGAATTTCAGCCAATATGGCTTTTTCAATTTCTCCAACTTGAGAAGTTCCTTGAGATCTAATTTCATTGATCAATTCTGCAACAACTTCATAAGATTGTT